CGGCATCAAAGATTGGCTCAAAGCGAATACGTTGGCGATCATCCTCATCGTTTTCCTCATCCTCGTACACCGTTCTTAAACGCCACGCACCAATACCACCACCCACAGCTTCCTCAAATGCGTTGTCATAAGCCTCATCAGCTACTGACGCTTGCTCATCTGCACGATAAAGACCATCGCAGACCTCTGCCATCTTTTCGTTTGGAGTGCCATCTTTGCTTACATAATCTACGGTGATACGGTTGTTTCGGTATTCATTGACAATGCGAATGACTGCCAGCATGATTTTATTGACTTCAAACTTGGGTTTGTTTTCGTACTGATCCCACAGTGGGCCTTCCCATTGTGCGCCACAGATTGAGTAGAAGCGTCTGTCTTGTAAGCATTGTAAGCGTTCATCACGCAGCGCAGTCTGTATATCGTTGAACTGACGCAACGCTTCAGAATGTAGGTTTGAAAGTCTTTGGTCGTTAGTGATAGCCATAATTGTCCTTATTATCTACCAGTGTTTTACGTTTGGCAAGGGTGTGAAAGATACAGGTTTAGTGACCGCAGCACGCCTCACGCCCTCACACGCATACCTCAAAGCATCAATGACATGGTTCTTTTTGTCCTCAAGCAACGGCAGTATTCTACCAGTCAAAGGGTCTGATTTGTAAGAGTATAAACTTAATTCATCAATTGTGTGCTTACATCTAGGATGCACAACAATGTCATAGTTCTTTAAGAACTCGATGCCTTCCTCTACAGACTTAGCACCTTTAACCGCAGTCATGATTTTAGGGAAGCCGTTTTTCCTCATGTGGCTTATGGTTTCAGGTCTAGCAGAATCAGCAACAATGGGCCACTTCTCTGACTCTGGCACTTGCATAAACAGTTCTGGCGTATTAACAATCTCACAGCCAACCATGTAAGCCTCGTAATCAATGTATAAAGTCCTGCCGATAATGTGGCAGCGCACTAGCACAGTCGGGTCAATAGCAAAGCCCCAGTCAGCACCAAGCCTATGAATTGCCTCTGCTGGTGCTTCAAAGTCATCAACAATCCAGTTCCTAAATACCCTAGCATTGCTGTTACGCAAATACTCGCCTTGCCATACGTGCTGATACTTATCAGGGTCACGCTTTAGATCGTAATACATTTCCTCTTTTAAGACATCAGGAAACCAAGGGTTATCGCTGTAATTGACTTTGATAACGGTTGCATCGCCAGGCGGCTCTGGGCCACGCAGTAAAAAATCCACAGGATCAGACTGCTGCCGAGGATTCCAAGTAAACCATAGTTCAGAGTTTGGCTTACGGATTGTTGGTCTTAATAAGTCTAAGCTGGATTGACTAAGGCTCTGCGCTTCCTCTACCCACGCACAGTCATAGCCCTCTAGCGATTTAATACTGTCGGCTGTATGGTTCTGCATACCTTGAAAGATAATCGCACCATCGCCCTTACGTGATTTGATAACGGAGTCTTGCACCTCAAAGTAAGCACCAGCGTTCATGGCTTCAATCTTAGTTTCAAGCAGCCGCTTCACCGATTGGTTGAGTGACTTCTGTATCTCACGCACACAAACGCTGCGCCTCTTTTGGTCTAGGATGTGGGCTTCAATCATAAGCTCGGCAAACATGTGCGACTTGCCAGAGCCACGACCACCCCATGCGCCTTTGTATCGTGATGGTTGCAGTAATGGCAAAGCCCACTCTGGTGTGGACAATTGCAGGGTTTTAGCCATGCTTGATAATAACTCGTTCTATTTTGGTAAACTCTAAAGGCTGTCCATCAGCACCAGTCAGTTCATGGCGTTGGGTTTCTTTCCAACCCATCTGACATTTACTCCACCAGATTTGAGCAGTCGTATCACCACCCATAGCCTTTTGAAATATGCCTTTTCCTATGTCTGCATTGGCTTTAGCTTTACCGTTAATTAGCTCTAATTTGAAATGCGCCCTAAGCGTATCGATGTGGATGCCTTCTCTAACGAGTGCTGCTATCTGCTCAAACGGTACACCATAACCACTCATGGCTTCTACTTGTTTGCGTTCAGCTTCAGTCGGTTCAAACTCTGGCCGACCTGCACCTTCTCTAGCTCCACCATTGATTTTAGGCTTAGTTGCCTCTTTTTTAGGCAGTCGTGTTGGTTTTTCAGTTTTTTGTGTCATGTGTAACCTCCGCGAAAGGTTTGTTAATGTCTGCGTGAATTGCTATCTTACCTTTAAATACTTACATTTGCTGGATTTTTCATAATAGATTTAAACTGCCCCCACTCACATAAGTTTTAGATATTTTTGCAGATAACCTATCCGCCTTGCGTTGCTCTGTATATTTTTCCCTTAGCACCCCACTATCAAAGCAAATTACCGTTGCGCCTGGTGTTTTTTCTTTTTCAGGTTCAACTTCAGCCTTCACCTTAACCTGATAGCTACGATCAAGGGGCTTTAAATCAGCTTTGGTGAAGTTTTTAATGGTCTGATAATGATATTTGTCCTTTGCATTTGTCTTGCTGTCCCTAATTGTTTTGCTAACAAAGCCGTTACTGCTTAGGTATTCAGCCAATGATCTAATTGAACTGGTGTTAGCTTTATAAAAATAAGCAAACAATTCAGAGATTGTTCTAGGTATATGGCAATAAGAACAAAAGGCTTTGTAGCGTTCTAAGCGTTTTAAATCGCTGGGCGATGGCTCACTCTGCTGTTTTGATTTAAACTCGCTGTAGCCCTTCACAGCATCCTCTGGTGTGTCGTATGCACCTATTTGAACCATCCTACCTCGCACTCTTGTTTGCGCTGCCCACTTTCCCTTAGCTTTAGAGAAGTAAATCCCACTCATAATAACCCTTTCAGTTTCTCCAGTAACTCCAGCTCTGTGCCAAAGTTTGTTTCAAATGCTATGCGCCCAGCATGGATAGCAACACCATGACCACCATTGCGATGATGGTTTGGACATAGCGGTATAACGTCTTTGCTTTTCATACCCATACCAGCACCAGTTCTCAAGTGATGTATCTCGGCAGGTGATTGACAAACAATACAACCCAGCTCCACCACCTTATTAAAATATGCACGTTCAGCCTTGGTCATTAAACACAAACCCATTCTCTGCTGCGTATCGTATGCAGTTGTCCAGATACTCACTCATTGCTTTGGTGTCCTGCTTGGTAGTTGATAGTAGCTGTTTGGCTTCCTCGCCATCATAGTTTACAACCTTGAATAGGAACTTGTAGCGCAGCATATCGTGTGTAAAATCTTTATCGTAACCAAAGTGATTGCCAAACTCCGTGACAAACTTCCAGTACAAGTCATTCTGCGAGTGTGATCGTGTGGACTTTCTTGGCTTGGCAGTCACAACATAACCAAGTGATAAGTCTAACTGGTTAAGTTTAGCAATAAGGTTAGACAGATTGCCTGGCGATAGTGAGAAGTTATTAATCATTTGCTTGTGCCTTAGCTTCATCGGCAGTCTTAAAATATCCGATGTTCTTATTCTGATAACTCAATCCGTATTTGACTGCACCATTGTTTATAAATTTAGCAATAAGATAATCACCTGACTTGATACAGTAATCAGATATCTTAGTCCATATCATCGTCTGCCAATCTCTTTCAACACTAAATCAGCTAGGTTCATAATCTCAATGCTGTTTGATACAGATGGCCCATCATCTTTAACCGCGTTTGTAATGCCATGCGTTACAAGTTGATATAATCTCTTTTCCAATCTAACACCCCACTTCCTCATGCTTAAGCTGTTATCAAGCCTACGATCTAAGTCATTGGGTAAGTATTCAGAGTCACCGCTATTGTGCAGCGATATTAACCAGCCTTTAATATCAAATGGCTGTCCATGAAATGATTTGCGTATGGTTAGTATTAGATTAACCAATTGCTCATGCTGGCGGTAACGATGCGTTATGGTTGCCCAGTTACCAGAATCAGCCCTGAAGTGTGCAGCACACATCCAATCATTGACTGGCCCACTGGTTGAGCTATTTAACGAGCCTGGCATGATGCAGCCGTAACACATACACATTCCATCAACTGACTTAGGACTGCTATCAACGTCTTGTTCTTTTTTTGCCCATTTCATTTTTTAGCCCCTTTGAGTTGTTTAATCTTATAGCTTTTAATAAATGCGTGTTCCCACTCACCTTGGGTGCGCTGCATATTAGGTTGCGTTACCCAGTATGTCCTAAACTCTAGGAACTCATCAACTGGATAATCATCACCTAGCTTCATGCCAGCAATCTTAGCTAATGTTTCAAAGCTATCAGAAGGTGTCCAATCACCATACATTGAAAACTTTTGACTTGAATAAGTAAAATTGGTGGGTGGTGGTGGTTCTGGTATTTCATACTCAATAACTTTGCTAACCTCTCCTACTTCTGTTCTTATCTCTTCTGTTCTGTTCTCTTCTCTTCTTATACCTCGGACTTTATCGGTAGTGTCTAGGGACATTCTAGGGAGAGTATCGGGAGAGTTCTTATTACTTCTGATTAATTGTTGCGTGTATTCATCTGTTCTAGTTGCCATTTTTAAGCAGGTGATAACGCCAGTTGAGTTTTCAAAAAGCCCTAATTCAACCATATAAGTCATAATATGCTGCACCAAGTCACTAGATAACTTAAAATCATCTGCAATCAATTCAGCATCATGTTCTAGCTCAAAAGTTAAGTTATGCTTTTCTACGTTACGAGCAATCAACTCTAAGCAATACCAGTAAATCCCATAACCTTGTGCGCCATACTTTAATCTTAATTTTTTTAACTTTGAATCATTGCTTGCATCTGAATCATGTTTAAACCATTTCATTTTCTTCACCCACATAGCCATCGTTAATAACTAATTGCATGACATCCAAAAAATTATCTATGTTTGCAGGACTTATTGTGATTTTGTGATCATCATCAGTTGATCGTTGAATAAGAATTAAATTATCCATTTCATCAATAAAAATTTTTATCTGATCTTGTGAACGAATATATCTAGACATATTTTTACCCCATAAAAAAAGGCTTCACCTGCTAACTCCACTTTTTAGGTGGTTGGAAGAACGGTCTTAGTAACCGCCAGTTAGCATGTGAAGCCCTACTAAAGTTAATCACTTCCAAGTGATAACAACAATCTTAATTTAAATACATTTAATTGTAAAGTACTCATTTATTGCCTGTTTAGCTTCATCAAACCCATAACAAACCACAGCTTTGTAACCCATAGCAGTTGCCACAGTCATAAACTCTTTCTGGCTGCTGGACACCTTACCGCCCTTAACCTTCATCTCAATGAATAAGCCATGATACTCGGCTGCAGGGATCATTAAGAATAAGTCAGGCACTCCAGCCATGCCACCTTCAGCCTTTAACTTAACTGCCGTTCCTATGTGTCGGACACCACCGTTAGGGATGGCCCACAAGCATTTAGCAAACTTTGGGTATTGATAGCGATACCATTGGATTGTTGCTACCTGCTCTGCGTGTTCACTCATTTTTCTAATCTTTCTCTAAGTTGGTTGAAAGCGGTTGTTGCGCAGAGTGGGACTTGTCCGTTACCAATGGCTTTAAGTCTGTCCATCCCATAGGCCACCCCATCAGCCACTCTACCCACGTTGGGTTCAACTTGCCACCAGCTTGAACTGCTAAAGTTTTCGAGTTGCGGTTTAATTCTGATGGACTCTTTCCATTGTCCTTCCACATTCTCGCTGTTGGTGTTGCATAACTGTCCCTCACCGCTTGGTTGATTGTGTATTGAGCTGGTTGACCGCTTTTTCGTATCGGTTGCCAATCTGGTTGCGTTCCCCTCATGCCCATGTTTGCATCTGGAGTCGGCCACATCTGTACTGCTTGCGCTAATGTCACGCTGTGCATTGAGCCTGGCTTTTGTTGTGTGCTTTTCAGTTTGTCCGTTCTTGTGTCCGAGCAAGTTGGTGTTGGCCAGTTTCCGCTTGGTGTGTTTGCCATTCTCTTTTTCAATGCTTTCCTGCTGTTGCTGCCCCCATCCAGTCCAGTTGTGTTGGGTGTGTGAAAGAATGTTTCGTTGTTTGGCAACGATCCAGATTCTTTCTCGCCTGTGTGGTGCGCCAACATCGGCTGCAGATAACACGCCCCATTCCGCATCGAACCCCATCTTGGCCAAGTCTGCAAGGACAACTCCAAGTCCTCTAGTAGTGAGCATTGGGCTGTTTTCCACAAATGCGTAACTGGGTCGTACCTCGCTAATAATTCTTGCCATCTCTTTCCACATTCCACTTCTTGCACCTTCAATACCTGCGCCTTTACCTGCTGCGCTGATGTCTTGGCATGGAAAGCCCCCAGATACGACATCAACAATTCCTGCCCACGGTTTTCCGTTAAAAGTTGTGATGTCAGACCAAATTGGGAAAGGTTCGAGAATTCCATCGTTTTGTCGTTGCGCCAGAATTTGGCTTGCGTAGGCATCACGTTCAACTGCGCAGACAGTTCGCCATCCAAGCCCCCCCCCCCCAAGTATTCCGCCACCAGCACCTGCGAAAAGAGCCAGCTCATTCATTGCTCGCCTTAAAGAACACATACAATGATTCAATCAAAGCATAATTAACATCACCGCCCTTGGCTATCTTGTCCAGGCGATAACGGTTAATGCCAATCTCTGCTGCCACCGCCTTAATGTTCATCTTAGGGTCGTTCAGCTTGCGTCTTACATATTCTAATTGTGTTTCCATATTGCTCTCCTAAAACCGCATTATAATTTAAATTAAAAATAAATGTAATATATTTATAAAATAGCTTGCATTTTAGTTTTACATCAATTATAGTTATTTCACGTACCAAGCAGGTGCGATTTACTGGAGCTACAAAATGACAACAGCAACAACTTCAACACAAACTCAAGAGCAAATTGAATGGGATATGCAATGCTACGGCTGCACA